AACTTATATGATTATGGAAAATATTAATTTGAACGAACTACGGAATATAGCTTATAAGACAGCTTGTGAGCATGGTTTCCACGATAAAAGACTTAGTGAAGAACACTGCCTTTGTCTTGTCATTTCCGAGCTTATGGAAGCTGTGGAAGCGGAAAGAAAGGGAAGATTAGGAAAGAAATGTAAATCACGTTTTGAAATGGACTATAATCGCTATCCTGCATTAGTGGAAGAAGAAAAGCGATTTAAGTGTTCCTTTGAAAAAAATGTAAAAGACACACTTCCAGACGAACTAAGTGATGCGGTTATACGCCTGCTTGACCTTGCAGGATTTCGAGGAATAAGCCTTGAATCTGCTAGTAATGATATTAACTCCGAATATATGGATGATATTGCCTGTATGTACAGCAAATTGAGTTTCACGGAAGCGATATATTCCATATTTACCAAACCAATTGTAGATTACCAGTATCTTTCTACGATTGTAAATGAGATGATATTTTCAATCTTTGCACTAGCCAAACATCTTGGCATAGATTTGCTATGGCATATTGAGCAGAAACAAAGATATAACGAATTAAGACCTAAGTTGAACGGAAAAAGATATTGATTATGAAAACAATTATATTTACAATCATATGTATTATCGCCCTATTATGGGTTGGAGATCTCACAATTACATTTAAGCCGTTTTCTATATCACTTCCCAGTTGGTATAAGCCTGTAGGTATCATCCTGTTTGTGTTGGCAATGGCGGTATATAACATTGGAGAATACGCTAAAGGGTATAAGCATGGTTTCGATGATGGGATAAAGAATGTGTTGAAATACTTAAAAAGAAATGCACTTAATGGGAAATATAGCTCTATGAAAGCTCCCAATCAGACTTTATGCCAAATTTGCGTGGCTCCAGCATTCTTGGCTTATTGAAAATCGTATTTGAAGCCCCCTAAATCTTTACTTTAGCGGTAGTTCACAATTTTGTGATGAGAAAAATAGAATAGTTAGTGGTGATTCTTTGGAGTTGTCGCTAATTTTTTTTTAAGAAAATTATTCGCAAAAATGCGAATGAATAAAATTAAAATGCTATCTTTGCATTAAAGAAACAAATGAGATGGTAGTAACGTTTGATAAAGAGTATCTGAAAGAATTGTATGAGTTTGGAAAGGCGAATGATAAAAAGCATCGTTTTCAACCTGATATCGTACGTAGATATAAACGTTGTATAGATATAATAATCAGTGTCCCTGATGTAACTTCACTTTGTAAATACAATGGGCTGAGTTTTGAAAAATTATCAGGGGACAAAAAGGACTTTTGCTCTGTTAGAGTAAACAATCAATATCGTATTGAATTTACAACCACAGAGGTGCAAGGTGAAGTAGTGACTACCATCTGTAATATAATTGAATTGTCTAACCATTATAAATAGAAAGTTATGATTAAAATAGATGGCGTAGACCCTAAAATGATAGCTAATAACTTAATTCCTTTTGAACCGACACACCCGGGAGAAGTATTAAAAGATGAAATTGAATTTAGGGGTATTTCTCAAAAGAAACTTGCTAAAGAGATGGGTGTGTCTTATACTGTATTAAATGAAATTCTGAATGCAAAGCGTTCACTAAATACAAAATATGCTATGCTCCTAGAAGCCGCGTTAGATTTAGATGCGGAACCTTTGCTCAAAATGCAAACATCTTATAATTTGCAAATGGCAAAAAAAGACAACAGGTTTATGGAGAGAATTAATAAGGTGCGTAAGATTGCAGCGTTATTATGATTGATGTTAGAGAATTAAGGATTGGTAATTATGTACACCTTTTTAAGAGTTTTATTATAATTTAGGCGTGATTCCATTTGGTTTCACGCCTTTTTGTACCATTCTCTAAAGTTTTTTCAAATACTTTACAGTAACTTTCTAAAGCTTACTTATATTTCTTCATCTCCGGCAAATGTTTCCTTATGTCACTAATACGTGTTGCGTCACTCGGATGCGTACTCATGATCTCTGGCACTGAACCCGATCCGCCCGCCGACATCTTCTGCCAGAATGTGACGGCCACATTCGGATTATAACCAGCCATCGTCATAAGAATAAGCCCCATATAGTCAGCCTCGGTTTCATGTTTGCGTGAGAATGGAAGCATCACACCGTATTGTGCCCCAAGACCATAGACTATATTCCCGGCTTTCTGTATGGCGGCGGACTTTCCACTGAGAGCCTCCCCCAAAATTTTCGCTCCGTATTGTGCAACCAGCTGCTGACTCATACGCTCATTGCTATGCTTGGCCACAGCGTGCGCCACTTCATGTCCGATAACTACAGCCAGTTCGTCATCAGAGGAAACCAGATTCATCAGTCCCTCATACACAACGATTTTGCCTCCCGGCATACAGAAAGCGTTCACCTGATTATCCTTAACCAGATTGAATTCCCATGAGAAGTTCCTCACCTCACCGGACATTCCATTATTTTCCAAGTATTGTTCCGTGGCAGCGGCTATTTTCTTTCCGACACGTGTCACCATCGCTTTCTTCGTCGCGTTACTTGATATCGGTGCCGACTTGATATATTCCGAATACTGGGTCAGACTTGATGAAAGCACTTCGGAGTCGGATACAAGCAGCATCTGTTTCCTGCCTGTCAAAGGAACACTTCCACAACCGTATAACAGAAGCACGGTTGCAAATAAAGTCACAATTTTTTTCATGCACCTATAATTTTAAAAGTATGAACAAAGTTAACGATTATTTTCTAATTGTGATAAGTCGATATATGAAAAAGCATTGCACATATCATTGGACGGTATTCATACAAAGCGCGACTGAAATGAACATGTCAATATCCAACTTTAAGTTAAATCAAGTTTAACTCACTGTTAATCAGATGATTATATTTGTACACATCGCTAATAATCAGTATCTTAGCTATATAAAAGAAACCAATATTACTAACAATTAAAACATAGAAGATATGAAAGCAACAGATATTAAAATGTACATCAGTACATTGTCTATTATCAAAAAAGGTCAAGAAATTGAATGTGGTGACTTTTTAGGTGGTAGAAAGGTAAATGCCAGTCAAGAAGATGCCTTGAATAGCATGAAAAATGCTGTATATATGTATTTGTTTGCATCTATCATGAAGAAGGATAAAGGTTACAAAACAATGGCATTCACAATAACCGCTTGCAATTCTGCTATTTATGATAACAGCATGAAGACAGAGGTTGTATGTAAGGTTGGTTATAAAGAAATGATACAGCTTATCAAAGATGGGTATAGAAGTCCACTATTTGATACTCGCAAGCTGAAATCATTGGTAGATATGAGACTTAAAGAGCTAAAGATAGCATAATAACCAGCAGGGCGAAAGCCCTGCGCAACAAAAAAGAATATGACCAAGAAAGAATTAATTGCAGCACTTGCAAATGTAAATGATGACGCGGTGGTATTGTTTGGCACGAAAGAAATTCAGTTTTTCGGTGCATTTGCTACACAGGTATATATTAACTGGGATAGTAATGAGGTTCTTATAGCCAATAAGCACACAGATGCCACAACACCAGTTTACTGCGAGTTATTACATGAGGATAAAACGCATTAACATAAATCGGCAGGGCGAAAGCCCTGCGCAATATAGAAGAATATGAAACGGTATTATTTAGAGCTTAACGGTGTATTTGTGAAAGATTCTAATTCTCTTAAAATCATAACAAGACATTATGAAAATTACCGTAAAAAGTATAAAGACGGTTTAATAGGTGTCTATGACAAACAAACAGGTGAATATATATTTTGATTATTTTAAGTCCTAATCCGGTAGCCTTCGGGCTACCACAATATACACGATTATGAAAACAATGGCTTTTTATGTAAATGGTGACGAAATGGTACAAGTTAATTTTGAATCATCTAAAACAGAATGCTTGTTACTTATTATCAATAGACTGTGTAGATATGTTGCACGCTTTGGATATAATGTTCAAATAGAAATTAGAAATTGATTATGAAAGCAGATTTAGTTTTAGTTATCAGCCCTGAAGCCCCACTGATGAAGCAACTGGGCAAAGTGTTAGGTAAGATGGTAACCCCTTATGACTTCTCTACTATAGAGAGGGGTGAAAAGTACATCACCATACAGCATGATGAAACAGGGCTTGTAGTGGCTTATACGAGTGAAGAAAGATTGAACGTAAAAATGAATTAAGAATGAAGAATGTATTAGAATCTTTGAAAGAAAGTGTCAAGAGTGGCAAAATCACAATCAGAGAGGCAGCTATAAAGCTGCATAAAGCAGGGTGGACGAGTTTTGTAGACGTGGATAAAACGAAACAATTACTTGAATTATGAACTCAATAAATGTAAACGGTTGCAGCGTATGCCAGCCCGGCAAAGAGAATTACACTACCTACAACACCAAGTTAGGCAGAAAGAGAGTGAGAATGTACCAGTACGATTACCGTACTGAAAGTGGTGAACTCTTTGCTTGTTGTGCGCCTACCTTAGAGGCGTGTAGAGAAAGACGGGACAAATGGTTGGACGCTAAAAATAAATCAGTATGTTGACAATAGAAATACCAAAATCAAATAGAAGAAAATCCGAGGAAGACGCACTTGCATCTTTCATCCTCTCGGAAATCAAAGAGAAAGGTGAATGTGTTTACTTTCATTATGGCGTAGGATGGGGAAATAACTGGCCTCATTGTTGGGCAAAAAATACTGGAAGTGACGCTAAAGACAGACACCAAATTTCGGAGTTGGCGCACGATAATGTCATAAGAGCATTTATAGACAAAGGCTATTCTGTCGAGTATAGAAGTGAAATAGCTGCCGGAAGATATGTGATTATTAGAGGGTGAACTACAATGGAAACGAAAAGAGACAAAATTTTAGAGAAGCTTCGTAAGCTGATGAACCTAAAAGAATCAGCTAAAGCGTTAGGCAATGAAGGCGAAGCACATGCAGCAGCAGGTATCGCCCGTCTGCTGATGGAATACAACCTGTCAGAAGAAGATATACCAGAGCAGGAGAAACTGGAGAACCCGGTAATAGCAGAAGAGATACCTTACAAGGTTGAAATGAGCAACTGTGTTTGGTATAATTTTCTTGTATCAACGGTATGCGAATATAATATGTGCCGAAGCCTTATTGTAAGCAGACCCAAGAATTACCGTATGGTGAGGGATAAATTTCAGATCATTGGTCGCAAGAAAAATGTAGAAGTAGTGTTGTATCTGATTTCATTCTTGGCGCATCAATTTGTTATTATCGGGAAAAGGAAATATCCAAACTACAAGTATGAATG